CGAACAGAATAAAAAAAGCTGGGCAATGTATACCGACATAGCTAACCAGCTTACATGGCATGGCGAGAAGCTAGAAAAAGAGGATTGGAAAATTTTACTAACTAACGAGTGGAAGCCACAGTCAATAATTCCAGCAATTAGCGGCGGGTTTTGTGTGTTGAATGCAAAGACTAGCAAGGCTAAAAAGGATGAAATGGCAGATTTGATCGAAATTGTGTATAGCTTCGGCTCTAGTCATGGCGTTGTGTGGAGTGAGCCGGCAATAGCTTGTTACGCTGAATACAAAGAGGCGCAGAAATGTTAAAGGCAAAAGTAGAAGTAGCAAAAAAGCGCGGTAGCAACCCCAAGATGAAAGCGCAGTACATGAAGCGCGCGCGCCGAGGAATGATGGGCTTTACTATCATATGGGCCGATTCCGATCCATTTACTGAAAACGGAAGGATTGATGGTGGAGAGATAGATCACGCCAATCCTACTCAAAAGCTGATTTGCCGTGATATGTGGAAACGCTGCAGCCAGTGGATAGTAAGCACAGAATTCACCTGGTCTGTGATTATGCGCGTTGTGTTCGTTGGCGCACCTAAAGGAGATTGCTATTATGATAACGAGTTCACGTATACATGCACACTGCGCGGCAATAAGTCTGAAATTCTTAACGATGCGATGGAGCAGGCGCTTAAAGAGGCTATTGCGGGAAATTATGCTTACCCTGACGGCCATAAAAATAAAGGCGTATATTCAGCTTGTGAGTTTATGGCACAGGTCGTGGGGGTGTAAGTGAAGGAGTTAAAACCAAAGAAGTGCAAGAGCTGCGGAATAATGTTTAAGCCATTTTCAAGCATGGCCAAGGTGTGCTCAATGGCTTGTAGCCTAGATTTTGTTGATAAGCAAAAAGCGGTGAAAGTTAAGCAAGAACACGTCAAGCAAAAAAAAACTTTCTTGGATAATGATAAGTCGTTTCAGCGCGCCAAGGCCCAGAAGGCGTTTAACGAGTTTATTCGATTGCGCGATGCTGGACTAGGCTGCATTAGTTGCGATAAGCCAAAAGACTGGAGTGGGAAGTGGAACGCTGGCCACTTTAAAACGGTAGGTTCGCGCCCTGATTTGCGTTTTAACGAAGATAATTGCCACAAGCAATGCGAGCAATGCAACTCATATTTGAGCGGAAATATAGGGCCATATACAAAGGCTTTAGAGCGTAAAATAGGGGCCGAAAGGCTTGCTGCGCTTGATATTGAGGGTGGGCCACAAAAATACACGGCCAGCGATTACGCGGCTATACACGCTGAATACTCAGCAAAGATAAAAGAGCTTAAATCATGAGAGAAAACCAACAATGTAACGTATGCAAGCACTATGCCTTATACAAGATGCCAAGCGCAGGTAAGACCATTTGCGCACGGTGCCAGGAGATTGAGAGATCAAGAGTGGCAAATGCAAGTGTAAAAAAGAATTTATAGCGTATACTTCAATCGCACACCAAGTTTGCTCCTATTCCCTGCCTAGGCGGGGTTTTTTATTGCCTGAAATATGCTATTATATCCGTTATACGGTTACTATACGGTTACTAAATGGCAAATAAGACTGGTAAAGGCGCATTCACTGCCGATAATCAACCGCAAAACAGGCGCGGCCCATTGTTCAGAACGATGGCTGTAGCTGCATTAAAAAAGAAATCAATGACAGAGCAAGACTTTGTTGATTTGCTTGTAGAAAAAGCCGTTGATGAAGGCGGCGTACATCTGCAAGAGCTTCTAAAGCGTTACTATCCAATACACAAGCAAACCCAAGAGCCAATAGAGTTTGAGTACGAGAAAGAGTGGACGCCATTACAGAAGGCCGACGCTATCATGCAATCAGCATCTAAGGGCGAGATACCGCCAGACATAGCTTCAATGCTTATAGAGGCGCTAGGTAAGATGATACTTATTGAAGACCAAACCGATTGGATTATTAGATTGCAGGCTATTGAGAAATTACTGGAGTCGAAATAGTTGCGTAAGCGCCTAACCCTGCAAGCAATTGAAGCCTGCGAGCAAAAGGTCGCCAATGCTGATGGCAGCTTCCACTCTACTGTATTTGGGATAGTGCATCCTAATGGCGACTTGCTACGCTGCATTGAGTGTATAGATGGTGAATGGATAGAGGTAGACAAGCCTGCTGACATTTACACTGCTGAGAAGCTAGAGCGCGCAGTCACAAGCAAGAAGCGCTTTGTTATCGTGATTGGTGGGCGCGGCTCGATGAAGTCCGTAGGTGTAGTTGATATATGCTTGGCAGGGGTTCAGGACTACGGCGATAAAGTCTATTGCTTGCGTGAATACCAAAGCTCGATAAGCGAATCAGTTCACGCGCTTAACAAGGGCGAGATACAAAGGCTTGAGCTTGAAGGGTTCGAGATACTAGATACCACTATCAGACACAAGAACGGCGGCGAGCTGAAATACCTGGGACTATCAAGAAATCCCGAAAGTATTAAGTCGGCGGCAGGGTTTAGACGGTTTTTCAGTGAGGAATCGGCAAAGTTAAGCGAATCATCACTAACTAATCTCACCCCCACGGCACGTAACAAAGCAAAGGCCGGACTACCTAATCAGCAGCAAGAAGAAAAGAAATCGGCTATTGACGATGTGCAAATGTTTTTCGTTGCTAACCCTAACTCAAGCAACGATCCATTTAGTAAGCGCTTTATCGTACCGTTCCAAAGTGAGCTAGATAAACACGGATTCTACGAAGACGATCTACATCTCATTATCAAGATGAACTATACGGATAACCCATGGTTTTCTGATTCAGGACTTGAGCAAGAAAGAGCGTTTGACTATGCAAACAAGTCACGCGCTAAGTACGATCACATATGGCTAGGGGCATTTTTGGACGACATTGATAACTCAATCATAGAGGCTGAATGGTTCGACGCTTGTGTCGATGCACACATTAAGCTTAACTTTAAGCCGTTGGGGCAAGAGAAGATTGCGTTTGACCCTGCTGATAGCGGTGACGCCAAGGCAATGGCATATCAGCATGGTTGTGTAGTTCTAGGCGTTACAAGCTCAACCGCTGGCGACATTAACGAGGCCACCGATTGGGCGCTTGGGCATGTTAATAAGCTCAAGCCTGACGTTTTCTTGTGGGATAGTGACGGGGTGGGCCTAAGTCTTCGTAGGCAGATTACAGATGGCGTGAAGGGTAAGCGGATAAAACTAGTTCCCTTCCACGGTGGTGGCTCAGTTGATAGCCCGTTCGATATTTATGACGAGATTGGCAGCGACTTTGCAGGCGACATAGACAAAGAGCGCAACAATGCCGAGATGTTCACTAATGCCCGCGCACAATGCTATTGGATGCTGCGGGATAGAATGTTCAAAACTTATTTAGCTGTCGAGAAGGGCCACAACTTCCCCAATGATGAGCTAATAAGTTTTAGCAGCGGGATCAGTGAGTTGGCAGGCTTAAGGGCGGAGTTATGCAGAATCCCAAGAAAGTACAATAACGCCTCAGGCCGCGTGCAAATAATGAGCAAGCCAGAAATGAAGAAGTTAGGCATACAATCGCCGAACATGGCCGATGCTGTTATGATGTTACAAAAGCAGGTTGATATATATGAGTATGATCAATCAGATTATTCACCCAAGAAAACTACAGGTAATTGGGCATGACAATAGAATCAATAGTAAAATTTGTAGGCGAAACAAACATAGCGTCAAGCCTTGATAAAGAAGAGCTTGCCAAGATTGCACGCGGTGTAATTGAGCGCGCCGATCAAGACAAGGCCACCATGAAGGATTGGGAGGATTGTGTTACGGAAGGTATCAAGCTGTGTAAGCCTGAGTTTAAATCCGGCAATAGACAGTGGCCGGGTGACGCAAACTTCAAGAGCACGATACTCACCGAGGCCGCTAACACGTTTGGCAATCGCGCCAGTGTTGAGGTTATGCGAGAGCTAAAGCTAGTGGGTGCTGATGTTATTGGTGCTGATACGGTGAAGGCTGTGATTGATCGCAAGGCCAGTCAAACCAATCAGCTAAAGTCAGAGCTTGAGCCTTTAGTCGCACAAGTAGCGCAGATGAAAGAAGCGGGACAAGATACCGCTGAGCTAGATGCCGTCATTCAGCAATTCCAGCAACAGATTCAAGCTAACGAGAAAACAGTCAAAGAAAAGCGCTTGGCAATGCGCAAGAAGTACGACAAGGCTGATAGAAGGTCAGAGCTATTAAACTGGCAGATCAACTATGAGATGGCCGAGTGGCGCAAAGACCAGAAACGGTTGTTCTACTCTCTCCCGCTGGAAGGTACGAAGTTTAAAGAGACGTTTTATGATGATACGCTAGGCCGTTGCATATCGAAAACAATAAAATGGCCTGATTTCATAGTCAATCAATCTGCAACAGATGCAAATAGTGGTAGGGCATTTACCCACGTTTGCGCATTCACTAAGTCTGAATTTGAAACCCGCGTAAAGGCTGGAATATGGGTAGGCGATGTATACGCCGAAGGCTTGCCAAGCGATACAGGCGGCAATGAAGAGAGCGACTCCGATAACGCATACGACAACAGCGACAAGTTCTATAAGCAGTATTGTTGGTTAGATTTAGACGATGACGGTGTAGAAGAGCCCTATATTGTTACCGTCCACGTTGCGAGCACCACAGTAGTTCGTATCGTTGCCCGTTACGCAATGGATTCAATCATTGTGAAGCTTGAGGGTGGCCGCCCTATGAAGCTATCCGCCGCGAAGAAGTTACAGCGCTCGCGGATTGATTCTGACAATGAAGAATTCGGCACCAGTCTTGAATACCCAGCAGAAGATGACTTAAGTGAGTTTGAGGTGGTTCGCATTGAGCCTATGCCAATCCTAACTAAATACGGGCTAATACCTAGTTTCGATGGCACATTCTTAGATGTTGGTTATTATCACCTGATCGGCTCAATGTCGATGGGGGTGAACAAGACCACCAACACGCTATTGAACAATGGCGACTTGGCAACAATGAACGGCGGCTGGGCGGCTAAAGGCGCGAAGATGAAAAGCGGTTCATTCGCTGTTAATCCAGCCGAGTTTATCCAGACTGACATCCCGCCTGAGCAGCTAATGCAGTCGTTCATGCCTTTCCCGTACAAAGAACCAAGTCAGATGCTATTCATGCTCCTGCAGATGATGGAGCAGCAAGCGAGAGGCTTTAGCGCTAACGTTGACGCTGGCATACAGCCCAACACCGCACCGACTACCGCACTTGCAATGATCCAAGAGTCAATGCTCAAGCAAACCGCACACAACGCAATGATTGCTGACTCGATGGCAGAAGAGTTCAAAATTCTGTACATGCTAGACCGAGACTATTTTGACGGTGAGCGGTACAAAGAAATCGTAGGCGATGACGAAGCGGTCTTTGCAGAGGATTTTGAGGAGGACGGCATTCAAATCACATGCACATCTAACCCAGAAACCTCAAGCAAGATGCAAAGAATGTTATTGGCTGAGGCAGAAATGCAGCAAGTACCATTGGTAATCCAAGCGGGCGGTAACGCGGTAGAAATCATTAAAAACTACTTCAACCGCATTGGCTCTGAAAACACCGACAAGATTTTCCCCAACGAAGCTGAAATGTCGCCAGAAGACAAGGCGCAGATGCAAGCTATGCAGCAGCAACAACAGCAAGCTAACAAGATGGCTGAGACTCAAGAGAAGCTACTCACAGCACAGACTGAAATTCTACTGGCCGGAGAGAAGCGCAAAGATGCTGAGTTTGAAGCAAGCAAGCAAGAGACATTGGCAGCGATTGATAAGATGCTGGCCGAGGTTCGCAAGATCAATGCAGATACTTTGCTAAGCGTTGAAAAGGCGCTTACTGAGAAGGTTAACAACGGGCTTTCCATTACTACCGCTATCAGTAGTGAGATGGATAAGGTAGCAGAGCTGGCTAACGGGGAGATTGATGCGAATGAGTGATTCCTATGTTTTTATAGGTAACCCGTCAATAACAATTAAGGCTGGGAAAGAATGCTTATGCACAATCGATAAGAAGAATAATTATTTTGAGTGTGGAGAATACACTCTCGGCGGGGTCAATTGTAGCGCAAAAATAATACCTCCTATTTCAGATTGGACGGTAAGAGATGGGCTTATGTATGACATTGGTAAAATTATCTTAGAGGAGCTTGAGAAAAATAATGAATAAAGACGCATTCATACTTTGGCAGCAGAACGAAGTCACTCAGATGTTTATGCGAGAGGTTAAAGAAAGCCTTAAATCGCTAACAGATGACGAAATCAGCGGCGCAACAATAGAGGCGTTAGGCATTGGCGCGCTGACTAGAAAGGCCAGTATGCGAACGCTAGAAAAAATTCTTAAGTGGAAGCCAGAAGGGGTATAGAATGATTCTTAATTTCGAGCACAAGACGCCAGCTAATTTTTACGATGGGTTGGTAAAGGTAGATGAAAACGAGGCAGCAATAAAGAAGTGGGGAATGGTTGTTATTGACTTAGACTCCCTGCCCAAAGATGCAATATTAATTAGCACTAAGGTCATGTTTAGTGCGCTTGAGGCTGGCTATTACCACGAAAGCTCAGGCTATAAAAACGATGAATTCTATTTTGTAATGGTTCCTAAAAAAGAGGTGATTAATGACAGTAACGATTAAAGCAGCAGGCCATAAGCTACTGATTGAGCCTGTAAAGGTAAAGACTGTAAGTGCGGGCGGTATCATTTTAGGAGATGCTGAGCGTGAGAATAAGGCTATTGGTCTTGGTCGTGTTGTTGATATTGGCCCTACTGCTTTTGTTGGTGTGGCAGGTTGTGATCCTTCAGGGTATCCAACTAATGACCCACGCTACAAGATGGATGCGCACGAAATTTGGGGCGTAAAGGTTGGCGATGTAGTGATTTACAACCGATTCGCAGGCTTTAACCCAGATGTTCCAGAGTACAAGGACTTTAAATTTATACCTGACATTGAGGTTTCAGGCGTTGCATGCGGAGAGTTTGAAGTAAGCAAATCAGATTTTTAAATAACCGAGGGAACCCCCTATGTTTGACCAAGAAGCGCTTGAACAAGAGTTTGACGTAGAAGACGAAGAAATTAACGAGGCGTTAAAGCAGGAAGAGACCAAGGAAGAGGGCATAGAGCCTAAAGAATCCGAGCCGGCGCCCAAGATGCACATTAGCAAAGAGGACTGGGTAGCTAGTGGGCGCGATGCTGATTTATGGGTTCCGCCCGAGGTATTCAAAGAGCGTACCCAACGCATTAACGAAACCAGCAAGCTCAAGCAAGAAAATCAGCGGCTACGGGCTGAGCGCGAAGAAGACAACCGCAGATTAACTAACGTAGCATTCCTTCAGCAACAGCAAATAACCCGCTTACGGGCAGACTTAGAGGGGCGTCGTGATGACGCTATTGATGTTGGCGACCGTACAGCGGTTAAGGCATTTGATAAGCAGCTTAGAGATTTAGAGACAGAAGAATCTCTGATTAAAGAACAACCAAAGCAGCAAGCATCTATTCCGCCAGAGGTGCAAGAGTGGAATCAAGAAAACCCTTGGCTTACTCCAGACCACCCGCTAAACGGCATGGTTAACGAGGTGTTTGTAAAAGCCATGAATCAAGGCAAGACAATCGCAGGCGCTTTGCGAGTTGTTGATCGTGAGCTGGCAAAGCATAAAGACGAGCCGCAGAAAAAGGTTGCCACCAAGTCGATGGTTGATAGCCCGTCACGCGGCACAGTGTCGCGTTCTGACTCGGTAGGTCTTAGATTCGAGGACTGCACACGCGAAGAGAAAGAGCTGTTTAATGAATTCTATAAGCCGAGCGGCGCAACGCTTAAAGAGTTTCTGAAAGATGTATCACTAGCACGCAAAGGTAATTAACCATGATTGAACAATCGAAAGAAGTAACACGCCCACGCTCAACTACTGACAAGAGCAACAAAGAGGCCAGCGAGAACCGTTTTAACATTGAATTTGGTGATCGTTCGCGTCCTCGCCAATCTAATGAAAATGATGACCTAAACCTATCAATACCTGCCGGTGTAATTCCTGAGGGGTATATCCCGCAATGGGTGATTGATGACGGAAAAGGTTCTTTAGATAGAAAGCTAGGCGATTGGTGGGCATTCATTACCGACTCGCAGGGTGTTCGTTATGCGCGCCCAACTGGCGGAGGTAAGACTCAATACCTAATGGTAATAGAGAAAAGCTATTACGATGAGTCTGAAGCGTTGCGCATGAATAGATATCGTGCTAGCATTGGTGAAGATGACTCTAAATCCCTTGGCGTTCAAGGTTTGGAGTCATACACGCCGAACGGTGATGCAAACAAAATTAAGGTCACAACTGACCCTTTTACTAGTTAGCTCACAATTTCAGGCAGCGACCTTTCGCTGGAATTTGAAACGATGAGATCACACATTCATTTATCATCTTTTAGTGGAGGTTGCTATTATGGCGATCAAATTATCAGGCTCAGGACTCAATGGAGTTTATGGCCGTTTAAATCAACACCCTATCGCGTCTAGCCATGCCGGTATTCTGGCAATTGGCGACTTTGTTACTCTCACTGGCACTTCAGATGCTACAACTGGCCAATCTACTGTAGATATTGGCGTTGCTGGCTCACCCTTGCTTGGCCAGATTGCTGGCTTTGTTCCTGATTACTCAAGCGAAAACTTTACCGATGCTGGTGGCCTTGCGGCTTCTACTGCTGGCATTGCTTATATTCTTGATGACCCACGCGCTGAGTATATCGCAGACGTATCTAACGGCCCTCTTGCCGCAGCCGATGTAGGTCTTAACGTAAATTTGCTTGCAACTGTTGCCACTAAATCAGGTGGATTGACTATTTCAAACATGAACGTTAATGCAACTGGCAAAAACACCACTTCATCACTCAATTTCCAAGTTCTCGCCTTGCTTCCTGATGATGCGGGCGTACTTGGTAATCGTGCATTGGTTCGCCTGAACTCTACTTACTCAATCGCTGGCGCTACAGGGGTATAATTTATGTCAAATGTTATCACTAGCGGTTCAGCCGCACGTTTATTACAAGATGGCGTTAAGAAGGTTTGGAACGCTGCGAGTAAAGAATGGGAACCGATCTACACCCAGCTTTACAAAACGGATACCTCTTCGAAAGCGTATGAACTTACTGTTCAAATGGAAAACATGGGCTTGGCTTCTGTTAAGACCGAAGGCGATGATATTACCTTCGACTCTTTCCGTCAGTCGTTCGCGCCTAAGTTTGTTCACGTTGCATACGGTAAGGGTTTCATTGTTACCCGCGAAGCCAAAGACGATAACCAATACGGTTATTACAAGAAAGGCGCTCGCGCTCTTAACCGTGCAATGAATATCACAAAAGAAGTTCGCACACACGTACTTTACAACACTGCATTTGCTACCAGCTCAGCAATGACTGGCGGTGACGGTATTGCTATGTGTTCAGCTTCACACATCAACGGCCCGTCTGGTGGTACTTACTCCAACATTATCACTGCTGCTGACTTTTCGGAATCAGCATTAGAAGATATGTTAAAGGTAATCATGCGCGCTAAAGATGATCGCGGTTTAGCTATTAAATTGCGCGCAATGAAGTTAGTGGGCCATACCAACAGTAAGTTCGAATTTGATCGTGTATTGAATTCTAGCTTGCGTAGCGGTACTGCTGACAACGACAAGAACGTGCTTATGGGTACTGTTGCGAACGGTGTTGTTACATCTCCCTACTTGGATGCAAACACTAAAGCATGGTTCATCATGACCGATGCCGAAGAAGGTTTGACTTACTACGACCGTGTTCCATTAGAGTTTGACGAAGATAAAGCGTTTACCTCTGATAACAGTCGCTATAAGGCTTACATGCGTTTCAGCACTGGCTACAGTGATCCTCGCGGTATTTACGGTAGCAATCCTACCTAATTAATCGGGGGAGCAATCCCCCTTTTATTTAATCCTAAATTTTCTACATAGACCGCACGCGGTTTAGGAGTAATAAAATGGCTTATTCTCATTTTCAAAATGGTTTTTCTAACGGCGTAACGCTGCGCGGATTGCCATTGCAACAAGTTCAGCCCGGCAAAGTCTGTTTCGTTGGCAACTCTACCACTGTAGTTGAAGGCGGTATTGGTGGCTCAAACGGTAACAAAGGATCATATCAACAACCATTCGGCACTCTTGATTATGCAATTGGTCGCTGCACTGCTGGCCGTGGCGATGTTATTTTTGTTTTACCGGGTCACGCTGAAACAATATCTAGCGCTACCGCACTGAATTTAGATGTTGCTGGCGTTGCGATCATTGGGTTAGGTGTTGGCACTTCTCGCCCAACATTTACGCTTGATACCGCTACAACCACAACTATTCCCGTAAGTGCCGCGAACATCACGGTATCAAACTGTGTATTCACTGCTAACTTTGCGGATATTGTTTCTGTATTCACTTTGACTACCGCTAAGAATTTCTGCTTGGACAATGTGTTTGTGAAAGCAACCTCTACTAACATGAACTTCTTGTATGTAATTGATACCGATGCAACCACTGCTAACGCTGACGGTTTAACTGTTATCAATTGCGAGTGGATTGAGCCTGACACAGCTACTTTGTCATTTGTTAAGTGTGACGGCACAAACGACAACTGGTATTTCCAAGACGGCTATCTAGGTTTGGGTGTAAACAACAACAAAGCGGCGTTGATCGAAATTGCGGCTGGTAAGATTCTTACCAATGCGATAGTAGATGGCGTGTCTGTTTACCGCTTGAACACTGATACCGCTACCGGTGCGCTGTTGATTACAACCAACGGCACTACCAATACCGGTATTATTCGCCACTGCCACTTGCAGCATGCGGATACTGCTGGCGAGTTGATTGTGACTGCATCCTCTGGCTTTGGTTTCATTGACAACCGCATGTCTGGTGTTGCTGGCGCTTCTGCTTACTTATTGCCTGCTGCTGATAGTTAATAGTCTGGGGGTGTAAGCCCCCTTTAACCCATTCAGGAGTAGAGCATGAATTTTCAGAAAACATATACACCCGCAGACGCGAACCTTACGGGGTTTGCTTCTAACGTAACAGGCGCAGCGTTTACGCTAACTGCTTCAACAAGCGGCGATTCTTTAGCACATCAAGTTTCTATTCGTAATGATTCGGCAACGGATCACAGCGGTAAAACCGTTACGTTAGTTGGCACCGATCACTTAGGCCGTGCGTTAACTGAGATAGTAACCGGCCCTGCTGGTTCCGCTACGGTTGAATCTACCGGTTATTTCTTGACTCTAACTAGTGCTACACCTTCTGCAACTATTGGCGCAGATACCTTTGATATCGGCTGGGTTGATGAGTTCTTAACACCGGCCATTCCAATGGACTGGCGCGCTGGTGTTGGTGCTTTGCTTGTTACTATTACGGGCACTATTAGTGTTGATTTGCAGTCTTCAAACACTGACATAAACGGCACCACTACCACGCCTTCATGGTTGGTTGATTCAACGGCAAATACGGCGTTTACAGCTAGCCAATGGTGTACGTTCAATTCAACACCTAGATTCATTCGCATTAAAGCTAATTCTTATTCGTCTGGCGCAACCGTGAAGCTCGAATATGCACAAGCGAATAGCTGATGGTGATTACCAAGTCAGATGTGATTACAGTGGTTTTAACTGTTTACGCAGCGAATGCGTTATAATGTGGAATGGGCTTTTAGTTCGCAGGGATTTTGCAGAACTAGAGCGCCACCCGCAAGACAATATACCTGTAGCAAAAGAAAAGCCGTTTAAAGGCGAAGTTAGAAACGAACAGGCGGATCCGCCACTCGACCCTTTGATAACAGTAGATCAAATGATATGAGTACGGGTGTATACGCCAAGACTGCCGGAGATTTAATCCGTGATGCGTTGCGAGCTGCAACTATTACGGGTATTGCCTTACCTGTTGACCCTTCTGACTTTGCTCAAGGTGAAACAGCGCTAAACGATATTCTGCTAAATCTGCAAACAAAGAAAGTACATATCTGGTCTGAGACCGAGGCTGTAATTCCTCTTAATGCTGACCAGCAGAAATACACTTTCGGCACCGATCACGCATTCACCGATTACGTTTACACCACGGCTAGTGCTGCGATTGCTGGTGCGACCACTTTAAACGTAGTTAGCACAACCGGAATGACTACGGGTGACAATATCGGTATTGAGCTATCTACCGGCGTTCGCCAATGGACTATTTTAACCGTAGTTGATGGTGACACCGTAACGCTAGGCGCTGCCCTATCTGCTGCCGTTGATGATCTTGCCAGTGTGTACACTTACACTACAGGTATTGACCAGCCAATTAGAATAGAAAGCGTGCGCTATGCCGATAACTACACGGCTAACGAAATCAGCACCGATGGCGTAGCGCGAGACACTTACTTCAACCAATCAAGTAAAGACGCTACTGGCTCGGTTAATAGCTGGTATTTCTCTCGTAAGTTGGATGTTGGCGAGCTTTACGTTTGGCCAGTAGCTAACGATTGTAAAAGTCTATTAAGAATCACATTCTTAAAGCCACAATATATTCCAGAAGATCAGAGCGAGAATATTCTCATCCCGCCTGAGTGGTATATCGCCCTTAAATTTAAGCTGGCGGCTGATTTGGCTATCACTTACTCGGTGGATGCCAATAAGCAGATGATGCTGGAACAAAAAGCCGCCATCTATTTGAAAGACGCAATGGAATCTGATGATGATAGCGCGCCATTTCAGTTTTATCCGAGGTTTCGTTAATGCCTCGCACTAAACTACCAATTGCTAAAGGTTTCAACCGTGACGAATCGCTCACGGTGGCCGCGATTGACTGTGTAAACCTATTCCCGCATATCCCTCAAGGCAAGACCGTTGAGGATGGTGTGTTGTTTGGTGTTGCTGGCATTGAGCAGGTAACAGATACAGCCGTGAATGCGTTCAACCGTGGCGGCACGGCAATGGCTGGCATTCCGTACTTTGTATGTGGCGACAAACTCTATAACGTGACCTATACAACTGATTTGGCGGGGGTGCGCACTTACACAGCTAATGACGTAAGCGGGGCTGAGACAATCAATGGAACGGCTAGAGTCTTTTTTTCTAATAACGGTGTTCAGCTTGTTATTGTGGCGCCTGATTACGCTAACCAGTTTAACGCATGGGTTTACACCGTTGCAGGTGGGTTGGTGCAACTTACTGATGCTGATTTTGATGGTCCGGTTGCTGGTGTAGATTATTCATACGGTTACTTTCTATTTGCTAAAGCAAGTTCTAATAAGTGGTTTCAGTCTGATTTAAGAGATGGCGAATCATACATAGCTACTGACTTTACAATAGCCGAGTCCGACCCAGACAACATAGTAGTTATTAAGTCTCTTAATGGCTTGGTTTACGTGTTCGGCACCACAACGATGGAGCCTTATCAAAACATTGGCGGGGCTGGCTTCCAGTTTCAAACTATCCCTTCGGCAATTCAGCAAAAAGGCTGCACTGCACCGCACTCAATTGTTGAGCTAAACGGCAACTTGATGTGGATAGGGGCGGGTGTTAATGAGCAACCTGCTATCTATGCGTCAAGTGGTGGCTTGCCTGAAAAGCTATCTAGCGCAGCTATCGATAACCTGATTTATCAGGGCGGAATAACTCAGCTACAAAACGCCTACGCGATCAAGTGGGCTGAGCGCGGTCATTCGTTTGTTTCGATTACTGTTCCTAGCGTTTGCACCATTGTTTATGACGCTGTTACAGGTCTATGGCATGAGCGCAAAAGTGTTGATAGATTCTACCAGCCGCAACCGTGGCGCGTTACCTCAATGGTTGATGCTTACTCTGTGCGATTGGTTGGTGATGAGCTAAGCGGTGTTATTGGCTTGATGAGTGAGGGCACTTTTTACGAATACGGTGATGAAATTCGCTCTTACTTTACAACCGAAGCAATAGAAAACAGCGGCAAGCCTTTTAGTGTTTCACAGGTTCAATTGCAGATGGAAACCGGCACTAACCCCGTAACCGGCCAAGGTTCGGCACCTGTGGTGCGCATGAGTGTATCGAAAGATGGCGGCATTACCTACTCGCCCGAGATATCACGCGAGATGGGTTCAACTGGTGATTACTATTCAGCTATATCATGGCCTGCGCTTGGGCGTTACTCACGTTCAGCGTGTTTTAGATTTGATATAAGCGAGCCTATTAAAAAGGTATTTTCGCGTCTGGAGGTAGAAATTGGAGCTTAGGCCAATTGATAGGAACCAACCAATTACGGATGATAAATTCAGGCCATTGCAAAACTTGCATATATTTTGTACGCAAGTTAGAAAGTTATTGTTGGACCTGTATAATGGTGCTACTTCTGGCAGCTTCTCACTAGATGACGGATCGGCTAGCGCCGATGGTTCTTTTATATTCGATGAAGGTGGCGCATGACTATTCAATTAAGACGCGATACAGCGGCAAATTGGGCAAGCGTTAATCCAGTTTTAGCATCTGGTCAGCCTGGCTACGACACCACAAATAAAATACTAAAAATCGGCGATGGTGTTACGGCATGGGCGTCCCTTACTGGAATTGGTACTGGCACAGGTTCGGTATCATCGGTAAGCGTTGCAACGGCTAACGGTTTCTCTGGCAGTGTTGCCAATCCTACTACCACGCCGGCCATAACAGTTTCCACAAGCGTAACCGGTATATTAAAAGGCAATGGAACCGCTATTTCTGCCGCTGTAGCGGGCACTGATTATCTTACACCTACAGGTAATGGATCTGGGCTTACTGGAATAACATCAAGTCAGGTGTCTGGAGTTGAGGTTACATCGAATAAAGATGCGAGCAATGGCTACACAGGACTTACTCTATTTAAGATTAACTTCAAGAATGCGCTCGACACTTTTACATCTTTCTTTACAAACTCTAACACAGCAGCTAGAACCTACACATTCCAAGATCGTGATGGAACAATAGCGGACGGTACGGATTTAGCATTAAAAGCTGATCTTGCATCGCCTACCTTCACCACTCAGGCAACATCGCCAATTGTTTACGGCTCATCTTCTGCTTCTGGTGACTTAACTTTAGGGTCAACAAGCAACGCCACAAAAGGCAGAGTGCTTATTGGCTCATCTATTTATGATGAAGTGAACAATAAGTTTGGCGTGGGAGTTGGTACGGGTAACTTTGCTGCTGCTTTGGACATAGTTTCTCTCGGTAATGCTACAACGTGCCTAAGATTCCAAGATAAAACAACAAGGATTCCTATTCTTAATTTGGAGCAAGGAGCTTCTGGAAACTGTAACTTTCTTTTTTATAACACTTCGGCGGATTGCACAGTAGTTTTAGCGGCTGGGACTGGACAGGCTTCTTTTCAGGGAGGAGCTGCTATCGGTATGCGTAAAGCCGGAGCAGTGGCTGCTGGTTCAGCGGTCGATGTAGTTGGGGTAGGTGGTGTGAACTGCATAAACACTACAGGCATCACGCTAGCTGCCGAGTCTCTTACAAACGGCGCATTAACATCTGGCACATCATGGACTGCTTCTGGGGATGCTTCACTGACTGGAGGCCAAGCTGTTTTCACATATTCCACAGGTGCTTTGTCATTCATCAACCAAACCACTGCGGCAATGGCAATAGCGTTGAAGTCAAACACTTATTACTGTTTTACAATGACGATAACTGGTGCGACTGCAAACGCTAATGGATACACACAGGTAACGTTAACTGATGGAACAAACCAATCAACTTTTGTCGCTTACAACAGGTCTTTAGTTTTCTACTTCAAAACCAAAAGTGGTCCTACGCAATTTAGGTTAACTGCAACTCTAACATCTGGGCAAGCGTTCACAATTGACGATATTTCATGCAAAGAAGTTACGAGCGGTGGGTTATATACTGGCGGCGGTAGTAATGGTTTAAACATTATGCCAGACGGTCGTTTGTACGGGACTGCGCTGCACAATAATGCTGGCGCTGTAACTGGCGCGACAAACCAATATATTGCATCAGGAACGTACACCCCCACGCTCACGAACGTCACAAACGTAGCAGCTTCAACGGCACGATTGTGCACCTGGACTAGGGTCGGCAATTCTGTTGAAGTTCGCGGACAAATAGACATCGACTTAACAACGACACTTCTAGCTTCTGAAATAGGCGTTAGCCTGCCCATCGCGTCCGCTTTCACCACGGCCTACCAATGCGGGGGGAGTGCTGCGGCAATAGCATTTCAGGCTAACTGGGCGATACAAGCGGATGCCACAAATGACAGAGCTAAATTCAGTGCCACGGGGATATCAAGCGTGACCAATGACACATACACATTCAACTTTGGTTATGAAATCATTTAACAGGGGAGCAAAATGACACACGAAGTAGAAGTTGTAGACGAAAACACAGTTCGACTTACCGAGTCAGTTTCGACAGTGACTGAGTACGATATCCCAACACTACAAGAACAGCGAGCTAGGCTTGTTGAGTGGACTGCAAAGTATGTCGATGAAAGAAATGCGGAAATTGCAGAGATCGACCGTATTTTAAATATTATTTCTTGATTGGGGGTTGGCGTGAATAACTTTTTAAAGATGAGTGATGGCGCAAACGTTATGCCTTTATTGCTTGCTATTCATAGGCTAGAAAAATCTCATGGCGCATGGAAAGAAGACACATATCTGCGCGATTACCCGCAAGGCCCATTTGGTGATACCGACTCAATTATTCTTAGGTTTCCAACTAGAAGCAATCAAGAAACAAAGGATGCGATAATCGGAAAAATAGAAGGTTTTGACCAGCATGAAAACCATGACCAGCCTGTATTTAAACTATTACCAGAGGCGCGCCAGTTAATTTTCACGCTAATGGCATTCGTTAATGGCGAAAGGCTTGGACGCTGCATAATCAACAAAATTAAGTCTGGCGGAGTTATCTATCCTCACTGTGATGGCGAAGAGCATGCAAATTATTGGGATCGTTTTCATATCGTTTTGAGTTCTAGCGCTGGGTGTAACTTTAGGTGCGGAGATGAAATAGTGCATATGAACCAAGGCGAGGTATGGTGGTTCAACAATAAAGTCGAGCATGAAGTTATAAATAACTCTGCCGATGACAGAATCCATTTGGTTATAGATATTAGGACAAGCAAACCATGATTACAGCGCAAATCGAAAGCTTCGAGAAAACACTTGGCGAGTTTAGTCCGCTATTCCCAATGCACTATGAAGAGCTGGCGCTTAACAAAGACAAAATTCCGCTTGATCCTCAATACGATGTTTATATTGCTAGAGAGCAAAGAGGTGAGCTGTTGTTTGTAACGCTGCGAGAGCTTGGAAAGCCAGTTGGCTACTTTATTGGATTCATAAATCCAGCGCTACATTACAAAACATGCCTAACTTGCATAATGGATATTTTCTATGTGTCACCTGAGTATCGTGGCAATGGTGGCGGTAAATTATTGTTTACGTTTGTCGAGAAAGAACTAAAAAGACGCGGTGTTGATCGGTGGTTTGTTGGATCAAAATTACATAAGGATTCTAGTTGGTTATTCGAGCATCTTGGGTTTGAAAAAGTAGAGATTTATTACTCTAAATGGCTGGGAGATTAATATGGTTGCGGCAGCAGTAATAGGTTCGGCTGTAGTTGGTGCGGCAGCTTCAAAAAGTGCATCAAAGTCAGCAGCAAAAGGGCAAGAGAAAGGCTTGGCTGCATCTAATGCCATGTCCCAACAAGCCATAGGCCAAGCCAAAGACTATTTCAACATTGGTCAGCGTTCGGCACAGGCTGGATTCCAAAGCGCATTGGATTTTTTCAAGAATACTCAGCCCGCCAAATATGAGCCAATGATTCAAGGCAATGTGGCCGCTCAACGAGTTATAGGCCAAGGTGCGCAGCAGGCTAACAACGCGATTCTAGGGCTTCCGGTTGATATGTCATTCGCTAATCAGCAAACCGCCATACAACCTAATTACTCAGCGATTCAAAGCGCGCAGATTCCAATGTCGTACAGTCTGCAAACGGGGCCACAGCAAACAACTACACAACCACTCACCTGGGAGCAGTCGGCGGAACAGTCAGCGCGTTCATCTCAGCCAAGTGCATACATATTCAGCGGCATGCTGGGGGGTAGATAATGGCATCACCTATTCCAATGCCACAAGGTGCCCGCCTACTAGGGCAGCCAACAATGAGCGCGCAGGTTATGCCTACGACTAGCAGTGCATCCTTACCGTCTCAGCAAACCCCATATCAGTACGCAGGGTATGGAGCAAAGTACGGACTAGACCAAGCGTCTATTGATGCCGACCCAGCTGCTTTCGGTAAATATTTGCAGGGCGCGCAAGCCGCAACAAGTGCTGGACAAGGCACATTTCTGAATGGCGGGGCTACATCATTGCTTCCTGCTCAGCAAGCGCCACAAACTGGGTTAATAGGCCTCGAGCAAGCTTTAATGGCTGGTCAGTCTGGTTATGAGATGGCTTTGAATCAAGGATTATGGCGATCTACCAACACAATCAACCAAGGATTAGCTCATGGAACTAATACGCTATATGGCGGCGTGAATCAGTCAAACCAAATGCTAAACCAAGGGTTGACGGGTGCTAATAACTCTATTCTTGGCGGTACGACTGGAGCTGTTAATGCTATAAATCAGGGTTATCAAGGCGCTACAGGTGCGCTTGCTGGGTTTAATCCTAGCTACAATGCTGCACAAGTATCGCCAATTTATGCGCAGGGTGTGCAGAATGTTAGCGCGCAAAATTTGCAAAATCAGCCACAGATTAATGCACAGTATTTGCAAAATCAGCCACAGATTAATGCACAGTATTTGCAAAATCAGCCGCAAGTTAATGCTGTAAGTAATAATTACTCTGCGAATACTGGAGTCGGCTCAAATATAACAGACCCACTAAATCAGGGTGCAGCTAACTTTCAAGGCATGCTTGGCGGGGGACAGAATGCGGCAAAATTACAGGCCGATTTAACTGGCGCTAATGGTGTTCCTGCCGCAAATGCAGCCAAAGCGGTTCTTGCAAACTCACCTGCCATGCAATATCAAATGGAGCAAATGCAGCGCGCAACTGAAAGAAGTGCGGCAGCGAAAGGTGGGGCGCTGGGCGGTAATGTTCTGATGGAGTTACAGCGAAATGCAGGAGGCATAGCCTCGCAAGATTATCAAAACCAATTTAACAATATGAACACAGTCGCCAACCAAGGTATTAATGCCGCGAATCAAATCGCAGGTTTAAAATCAACTCAGGCGGGTATCGCAGGTAATTTACAGCAGGCAGGTATTGCGGCAGATGCACAAGCCTCTATCGCGAACCAAGATGCTGCAATGCGTTCACAGATAGCTAACCAACAAACAGGTTTGCAAACAGGCTTAGCTAACCAGCAAACAGGTATGCAGGCGCAAATTGCCAATCAAAACGTAGGACTGCAAGAAAATATAGCCAATCAAGATGCTGGTATGCGAGCGCAAATTGCCAATCAAAACGTAGGACTGCAAGAAAATATAGCCAATCAAGATGCTGGTATGCGAGCGCAAATTGCCAATCAAAACGCAGGATTGCAGACAGGCATGGCAAACCAGCAGGCGGGAATGCAGGCAGGAATAGCAAACCAAACAGCTGCTAATCAGCAACAAATGTTCACGCAAGAGCAGAAGATAAATATTGCCAGCAAGCTGGCTGATCTTTCAAATATGTACGGTATTAACACGGGCAGCCTGTTATCGAGCACTGGCAATTTATTGGGCTCGAATCAGCTTAATGTTGTCGGAGCGCAAGCGGGTAACGTATTGGGCGCGGCTGGTAATGTGGCGCAAGCACAATTAGGCGCAGCTGATGCTATTGCTAACAACCAGCTAGGCACTAGTCAAATACTTGGCCAGTCTCGCTATACTACTGGCACTAACTTAGCGTCTGGCAGAACAGCGGCGGGTAATGCTATTGCTCAGAATGCAAGTAACGCGGCTACTAACATCGGTAATCTGTTATCTCAGCAAGGCTTGAATATTTCTAACGAAATGGCTAATGACATAAGCACCACCACAAAGCTGATTTATGACTACGGACTACAGGACAAGATTAGCAATGAAAACCTAGCGGCGATGATTGCAAACATAACCAGCGGCCAAGCCACGAACACGCAGAACGCTTATGCTAATATAGGCGCAGCAAATGCGGCTGGAACTATGGGTGTTGCGAATGCGCTGCAGGGTGGCTTGCAGATGGGATTGCAAACTGGCTTATTAGGCGGTACTTCTACACCAGCGGCAAACCCATCGTATAGCGGCTTCAATATTGGCTCAAATCAATACGGTATAAAACCATGAATGAAGGTATTTTAGGCGCAATCGCAAACCCACAACTAGCCGATGTTGCCGGGGCTTTGCAGTACCGTAAATCTAGAATGGATGAGGACGAAGCCAAGCGTAAAGAGCTGCGAATGAATCAGCTTATCGCTCAGGCCATCCCAAACATGGCCGAAGATTCGCCATTGCGTGAGATTGCACAAACCGACCCGCAAAAGTTCGCAATGATGGCCAAAGTGTTAAACATTCCTTTAAACGAAGGTGAGCGCTTTGAACAATTGCGTTCGCGTGTTGGCCAGTTATCGGCATTGGCTGAAAGTGACCCGCGTGAAGCCTATCAGTACGCACAACGAATTCAAGCAGAAAATCAACGCAACGGCATACAAGACACAAACCTTGATAAATGGCTGCAAACCGTTGATAAAGACCCGATTACAGGGTTTAACGCGCTGCATGTGATGAATCAATCGCTTAACCCTGTTAAGGCTGATGTTATTACGGCAAAAGATAAGGCCGAGATTGCACTAAAAGAAAAAGAACTTAACTGGAAAATGTCTCAGCCTGCTGGTGGCGCAGACAATAAGCCTGCCGCAAATATTGAAATATATAACGAATGGAAAAAGATTAAAGCATCTGGCGATACAGAAGGCGCAGAGGCTTTTGCTCGCGCCAATAGATTAATGCCGGAATGGGGACAAGACCCTGAAAATCGCGGGAAAATCAAATCCAAAGAAGTCGGAATTGCGTCTACCAATAAATTAATAGATGAGTTTTATTCAAAAATACAGCCAATTAACGTAGGTATATCAAATTACAGCCGTGCCATTGAGCTTTTAGATAAAGATGGCGCAAAAAGCGGTGTTATTGATAACTTAATCCCAAGCTTTACCGCTGCCACTCAAGAGCTTGATAATCTTAAGCTACGGTTTGGCGCTGACATTCTATCTAGTGGTATTTTCGGTGCTCAGGTATCGGATCGAGACGTTAAAAATGCCTTCTCTATGGCAGCGCCGCCCATGGATGAAAAGCCATTAAAAGCATGGCTAAAAGATAAGAAAGAATCGCAAGAAAAGGTTCGCTCTATTTATGAGGGCGCTATTAAATACTTGGCGAAAGGTAACACTGTAGCCGACCTTGCAGACCTGCAAGCCAAAGAAAGAGATAAAAACGGCAAAAATGAAAATAAACCAACAGTGAGCAATTGGTAATGCCAAGAAATATAACAGTAACTCTTGATGATGGTACGCAACACTCTTACCAGAATGTACCTGATGATGTTACCCCTGAGCAAGTAACACAAAGGGCACAGCAAGAGTTTGACAAGGGTGTAACTTCTATTGATGGCGGTAGAAGCTCTGAAAACCAGCCGGACGAACAAGAGCAAAAAAAAGAAAGTATAGGCGTATTTGATGCCTTAAAGGCTGGCGCTAAACGCGGCGTTGAGCAGGTAGCGCTAGGTGTAACTCAACGAGTAATGGAATTTAACAAAGGTCGCCATGAAAAAGCGATTGATGAATTTGCATCTAAAATGCAATCGGGTGAGATTCCTGCTACCGCTGAAAACATTGCCAAGCTTGATGAAATGCAGCAGCAAGTTATAAATGAGCAAAAAGCGTTAGGGCTTGGCCAAGGCTTTGAGCAATCGCAACGTGAAAACATGGCACCCATATCTGAGGCTCAGCCAGTGGCTAGTTTTATTGGCAATGTAGCTGGGCAAATGGCAGCGGCACCACTTCCAGCGGCTAAAGGTCTTAACTTGTGGGGGCAGTCTGCAAAAGCTGGCGCTGAAGGGGTAGGTCTTGGATTTGTACAGCCAACAGTTGAAGGCGAAAGCGTTGACGCTAACGCCATGATAGGTGGTGGCGTTGGGTTACTTGCACCGTCTGTATTGCGCGGAGTATCAACTGCCACTGGCGCAGGATATAGAGCTGTAACAGGAAATCCAACTCAGGAAATGGCAGAGCAAATTAAGTACGCGCAAAGTAACAACTTGCCGCTTATGACTACTGATTTGCTACAGCCTCAAACTGGTATGGGTAAAAAAATCAGATCAATTGCCGAAGATGTTCCATTAACCGGAACAGGCGCAGCAAGAGCAGATCAGCAAGCGGCACGCGTTGCCCAAATGGAAAAGCTATCCAATGATTTTGGCGTGCCAAATGACCGTGAAATAATTGAATCTATAAACAGGAAAGGAAACAAAATCACGGCGGCGGCGGGTGAGCGATATAAAAATGTTATTTCTCAAATGGGCGATGAGCCAATACCACTTACCAATACGAATAAGGCTATTGACCAAGCCATAGCTGCGCACACGCGAGGCGGTAGGCTTGAAAATAAAGCACTCGTTGATCAACTTCAAAGTATTAAGGCAAAGCTAAACGAATCAGGCCAAGATATAGAGCTGTTACGTCTAAACCGTACTGATGTGCGCGAGAGACTAAAAACCGATGAAACCATTGGCAGAGATACAGCCGCAAGAGTTATTGATAAACTTTATGCCGGAATGACTCAAGATATGACAAATGGCGTAGCTGCAAAGCTTGGCAACGAATCGGCGGCTAAGATGCGCCAAGCTGATGCAATTTGGGCAAGAGAAACAAATGAAATACAAAAAACAAAGCTAAAGAACATCTTGTCAAAAGGCGAAATATTGCCGGACAAAGTTAATGCCATGCTGTTTAGCCGTTCACCAGCAGAAGCCGAAATATTATACCAATCACTAGATAAAGCTGGCCGAAATAACGCAAGGGCTGCAATATTTGGCAAGGCGTTTGAGATTGCACAAGGTAGTCCTGATAAGTTCTTAGCTGAAATAAACAAGTTAAGATTTAAAGATGGAACTGGAAAATCTACGATTGATGTGTTTTTCAAAGGTGATAATAAAAAGCAACTTGATGGGCTTATCAAATACCTAGACTCGACCCGCGAGGCTTCAGCGGCTGCTTTAAACCCAGCTACAGGCCAAAGATTGGGAGCTTTAATCCCTACTACATTTGGCGGCATTGGGTTAACGGCAGGCGGGCCAACTGGCGCTGCGATTGGTGTTGGCTCTTATCTTGGTGTTGGCGCATTGGCTAGCGTTTACGAATCGCCACCTGTTAGAAATCTAATGGTAAAAATGGCGGGTACGCCAAAAGGCTCTACACAGTTTGAAAAGTATGCGCGCCAGCTAGAAGAAGAGCTAGTTAAAGCATCATCAAAAATCACACAAGTAGGTAAGCAAGAATGACAGAAAGATTCCGCAATCCAGTTATAAAATACACAACCGATACGCTTAAAACGCTACCTGGTTCGATTCTGTACTTTTACCAAAACGGTACAAGCACCCCCAAAACAGTATATGCCGACAAGAACAAGGTCACGTCACTTGGGGCTACTGTTACCGCTGACTCGGCTGGTATATTCGTGCCTATCTTTTTAGATGGCACTTACCGAGTGACGCTTAAAAACGCGGCTGGTGTTACTCAAACAGGCTGGCCAGTTGATAACGTAGGCGGCGAGGATACCACAGGCCAGTTTGACGACTGGTCATCTATCACCGTTTACACCGAGGGCGATATTGTCACCGGTTCAAACGGGCTTAGGTATGTAGCAATTTTCAACGCTTCGCAAAACTTGAACCAAGACCCAACAACAGCTACTACGTTTTGGGATGAGTTACGATTAACGCTTGAATGGGATTCGCTTAGTAATTTTTCTATCAATGATCGGGTTTTCTATTCTGGCGGCGAATACATTTCATTGCAGAACGCAAACACCGGCAACACGCCAGCAAGCTCTAGTGCATGGTGGAAGAAGCTAAAAGATCACGATCAATGGAATAGTGCAACCACTTACGGCTCTGGCGCTTATGTTTACGAAGGCGACCTTAGATATAAATCAATGCAGGCCGCGAATACCAATCACACACCAAGCACAGACACTGCATTTACATGGTGGAAGCCAGAATCAAGAGTTTACGTTGAAGCTGTTCCACAGCTAATTAAAATTAAATACTTAAGCGGTGGCGGCGCTCTATCGGCAGAGTGGGAAAATGCTTTAACTGATGCAAGCACATACACATTGCCATTGGCTAACAGCGTTCCAGTCGATACGGTAATTTTAATTTCAAAGGCGGATGTTGCAAGAAACCTAACGCCTGCATTCGATTGCTCTGGGGCTGATACCATTCTATGGCTTAGCGGAACTGCAACAGGAATAAATATAGACGTTTTATGGGGCGACTGCATAAGACTTTCATCAAACGGCACGAATCAGTGGAGGTCTTAAATAATGGCTAGAATAAACAGAAGCTCAATGTACCCAAGCACTGCGGGGACTAGAAGAACAGCATCTATAGTTGGGCCTTGGTCATCGGCAGGATACACACCATCTTCTATAGACGCCGATTCTTCATCGGTAGCTACACTGAGCGGAGCGCTTACCGCAAACACACTTAAAACACTTTTTAACTTAACCAGCCTTGCTGGCAGGGTTCCAAAATTAGCTATAAAAACAAATGACGCTTCAGCTCGTACAATAAGGGTTGTGATAACCGTAGATGGGTCGGCTGTGTACGATATCACCAGCGCGTCAACATCAGCGAATAATGTTGGGGCATGTTTTGCCGGGAAAGCTAGGACTGAAACTTCTGGATACTTAGGCGGACAGCCTGACATTGTATTTACTACATCATGCAAAGTTGAGTACGCGTCAAACAATAGCGAAACAGATAAATTTACCCTATACCACATCTACAACACGGAGTCATAATCATGGGCGAATATGTAGAGACACAATTACAAGGTGGCGGCACTATTGTTGAATGGGTTAACCCACCCCCAGCGCCTACACACAAAACAACAGGGCTTTCTCGTACTGAGTACATAGAGTTGTTCACGCCTACCGAGCAAGCGCTTTATTTCAAGTTTATGGATAACATCTATGGCGACCTGTCATTCATGCCAGTCGGTGCAGTAGATATAGGTGATGTTGCGGTAGAGCTTGGGTCTTCGCTTACTTACATGGATTTGATGATTATCGGGAAATCATCTTTTGTGCTCGCGCATGCGGAAAATGGCTTTGACATGACGAGCTCAAAAGTCATTGGCGGCCTAACTGCAATGAATCTTTTGGGTATGCTCGACGACGAAACAAGGTTGGCAACGATTTTAAAGGGGGCCCCACTATGAAAAAATACCTACTGGAAGCGCTAATTTTTTACGAATTGCTCCCCGCCAGGCTGCGCCTATTTATTGCCATGCTTATTGCTGCTAATACTGCGGCGCTAGCGATATACTTTAGCTTGGGGTTGATTGACGGGCTTGATGCTGTTGACTATTGGGCTTGCCTTGGCGTGTTTTTGGCTTATCGGGCTTGCGCGTTTATGGCTAATAAAAGCATGCCATTGACCGATAAAAACGTGGCCTTTATGAGTTCGGAGCGTACCTTGTGGAATCTGGCAACCATAGCAATTCTGGCGGTGATGAGCGTATTAAAATCATTGATCGGCTAATAGAAACAATAGAAAAAACAAACGAGCCGCTGCCAATGGTGGCGGCGATGATAAATGTTACAATGTACCGTGGCGAAATAGATAAATTCAGGGCTTTAATCAGGACTAAAGATTATGCAGGACTCGAGAGACGATCAACCGGGTAATGAGTGCTCAAATATGCAACGAGATTTTCTCATTGCGTTTCGCCGTCATCTTGAGGACTCTGCGCGAATTGACAACATTGACAATCGCGTCTCGGAATTAAAAAAAGAGCATGACGAATTCAGAGAAAAGTTTTCTAATTTTGTGGAAAAATTGCAGCCGGTGCACGAAGCGTATTTAAAAGGGATGACGATTAAATCAAAAGCTGGAACGGTTGCTATTGCGTACGTTGTAGCGATGTCGTTATTTCCTCAGCTTTCACCAATTTCTATACTGTCGCTAATAAAGTTATTGATATGAATATCGAAAACTACGGTGGGCGTAGGTTTCTAATAACCATCGGGTGCGGCGTAGTTTCAACGTTGCTTTTGTGGTTCGGGAAAATATCGGGCAGCGAGTACGTTACGCTAGTCACACTAACCGTAGTCCCCTACATTGGGTTCAACACTCAGCAGAAAATACAGGGCCTAAAAAATGACAGCAGCAATTGAAATCAGTGGGCGGATGGAAAAAAAAGAAGAAGGCTTTCGAGCGAAACCGTATTATTGCTCTGAAAACTTTCCAACAATAGGCTACGGCGAAAAGATCGGCGACAAATACGAAGCACTGCCAAACATTGAAACTACCGAGCCAGAAGCCTATAAAAAAATGCTTTCAATGAACGAAGTAAACGAAAAAACATTTTTAAACAACCCGGATATTTATCGCTGCTATTTCCATCTAAACGATAACCGCAAGGCCGTCATGTTGTCGATTGCGTATCAAATCGGAATCTATGGCGTGATGAAGTTCAAAAAGATGCTTGGAGCGCTAGAAAACGCCAATTACAGCGCGGCAGCTGATGAGATGCTTAACTCGCTAGCCGCACGTCAAACACCCGCCAGATGGAAGCGTAACGCGGAACAGATGCGCTCAGGAGAACTGCATGCCTTTTACCAATCTTAAATTATGGGTTTACGGCGGTCTAGCCGTTGCGCTATTCGGCCTAGTTTTACGTTTTGACTATTTGAGTGAAAAAGTTGAATCGCAAAAAATAGAGCTGGCGCAAAAAAACGTACAACTAAACGAAACAAACGAAACGCTAAAGTCTGAACGTGAATCACTGCGGATTGCCACCGAAAACCGCACAAAATATATTTTAGAATTGGAGTCAGCAGAAAATGAAATTAAAACTTTACGCGCTCGCGTTGATTCTGGCGCTGCCAAGTTGCGCCTCAAGGCCACCTGTGCAAACGTGCCCACAACTTCAGCCAATACCGCCGGAAGTGCTGAAACCGCTCCCGAACTCACAGAAGACGCTGGACAGGCTTATTGGGATCTCCGAAACGAAATAATACAGTGCCCAGCACAATTAGCGCTAGCAATTAAAACTTTGCAGGATGACCGTAAATAATGGCTAACTTACCAATAACCGCCTCGCGCAACCTAAGTGGAAAATTACAGGGTAGCTACGTCCCGATTTTAGAGGGCGTGAACTTCATCGGCACAGTTGGCCACGGTAACACACTGACGATTACTGACAGTTTGGGCAGATTCGGGACGAGAACAAACGTAAAGCCTCTATTTGTAAATTTTGGCGATAGTCGTTTTGGCAGCTCACTAGGACGAATCACGACTACTCACATTAGTCCCAATGCTGTGTCTGATACAGTGGTAAAGCTGGGCGGTATGGCATCTTCTTGGAAGCTCGATATTCGGCAGTTCGGGGATAGTGGGATTATCGGCACACCAGTAACCACGCAAGATCAAACCAAGCCGCTTATCCAGTACATCGAACGGCGCTATGGTTTTGACTACGCAGACCCAACAATCCAGAACAATGGGTATTATTTCAACTCTCCACCGGACGCGAATATAAGACTTTTCAGTCTTAGCATTGATGGTCGCACCTACTCACACACAAATGATGGCAGCCCAGCATCTGCTAACAACGCTAGTGCCGTTGCAGTAATTATCGCAGCACAAATAAATTCAGATTTGCTGTGCAAATGTACCGCTGTTGCGAACGACGGAACGTTTGATTTGCGGTTAACCAAGAAAAACATGGGCGACACATTCTCTCCGGTGTTAATTGAAAACCTTTATCAGAATTTCAACAATAAAACAGCCCGCATCTATTCATGGAATGATTCAACACCCAATGACGCCTACATGATTTCGGCAGGATCAGGCGCGGGGAGCTCGCATACAAACATGGAGAACACAAGCGGCAGCGCTAACACTCCGGACTATAATGCGAAACAAGAAACCTCATTGTGGATGAGCGAGGAATTAGTGTTAAAAAATTCTTCTGCAGGTGGTGTTTCTGACGGCTTTTACAATCATTACAAAAATGGCGAGCTGTTAAATACTGGGAACTCCCTCGTTACGTATAATGTTGGCCAGCAGCCTCTTGGTCGTTGTTATTTAACGCAGTTCTCGAATGGGCCATATGGATATTGGCGTGCTGATTTGCCGATAAACGTGGGCTACCAGTGCTGGGATGACGAATATCTAGGAATCTATTTTGCAGATTCAGAAACGATAGCTGCAGGCACAACAAAATTAGTGCGTCAGCCGCAAGCCACGTGGTCGTCAGAAATAGTCAGAATTTCTCAGGTAGGTTCGCATGTTGCCCCTGCAGGTGCCTACGTACACTTGAGAACCGGCCTAGCAACTTATATTTATCTTGGGAGGTTGCCAGTATGACGGTATTGAATTTTTCAGGGGTTTCTAACGGAACCGATCTCTCAGCTCTTGGATTCACAAAAGAGGCAGGGAGTGCATCAGATTCATCTATAACAGTCACATCAGGCGAGCTAGATTTTAATTTTGGCTCAGGGATAGCTACTTATTCTTTGCCGCTGTCATCGGGCGATTGTGATATTTCGTGCGAGTTCGGTGGGTATTACGCGAGTTATTGCAGCCCAATAGTTTTTAGGATTCAGGATTATCAAAACTACTGGGCAGTGCGGGCGGGCGATGCTGGCACTATAAATTTGATTCGGGTAGTTTCTGGCTCGACTACGAGCGTTTCTACGCAGTCAATATCCCGAAACTCATCAGGCGATATTTTCCGCGTGTTAGCGATTGGCTCGTTAATAAAAGTGTATTTCAACGGTGCCGAGGTAATATCTGTCACCGACTCAACATGGTCTACTAATAATAAAATTGGTATGAGCGTGAGGCTCGGAACCGAACTAGCTCTAATTACAACCTATACATACATTGACCCTGCCGTGGCAGTGACGTCTATAAACGGCGGAAGCCCGATAACCGCAGGCCAGTCAGGGATCGCCTCTGTATCGACTGGGTTTAGTGGGCTGCCTGCTACGATCACTACAAATGCCAGCGGCGTAACGTGTAGCAATATTGGCGGCACAACCAACGCGCCAACGTTTACTATTAGTGATCGTGTGGATGGCGGGCTATATCCAAAATCAGGAACGAGTGTAAATTTTACGTTCGTTAATGGCACTGAAAACGCGGTAGGTGCGCAAACAATTGTAAAAAAATCTACTGAAACAAAAGTTGTAATAGCGTCACCGCTTTTTTCAGACAATACCATTGCACAGGCTATTTTTGCCGCGTTTGGCAGAACTGTTGCTGCTGCTGATGAGTTTTATCACACAACCTATAGTGACTTAGTCATCACACCCGACACCGATTTCACAGTGACCGCCGCAGGGAGCTTTGATCTTTGGCTTTATGTCAATGCTGGCGCAGACGCGGGTAAAAACTACTATTACGCAGTCACAATTACCGAAAGCGGTACAATTGTAATTGCTGGCGGTTTAACAGCGGCTGGCCTGACATCTATCGGATTGACTAGAGCAGGCCAAACTAGCGCAGGACTTTAGTGAAAGAAATCTCGCAATGATGTGTACATTTCATCTGTGTTTTTATTGAGTGTTGCATGGCGCTTTTTGCTCATCTTTTGTGTGAACTCAAAAGCGCCAATTACTGCAGCAGATACTAGACAAGCACCAAAAAACCAGAAAAAAACCGACCATTTAAGCTCTAGGCTTGAGTCTATGCACATTTTCAGCAGTATTCCCCACGCCGATATTGACGCGATAAAAACGAGAAATAAGATTAAAAGCTGGCGGCATGTCATGATCATTTTTTCACCTCTTTAAGTTTTGGGTTATTGTTAAAAACTGCAATAACAGAATCAAATCCTTTCTGTGTTTTCATTCCTTGCAATATGGTTACGATTGAGCTTATAGGCTGGTGCTTAACCGAGCGCCAGAACTGGCCAATGGGTAGCAGCTTGCCCATGGTTATGGATATTTCGCCAGCATCCGCACGGCCAGCAACATGGTTAGATACCTCGGTGAAAATCACGAATTCATCGCTATTGAAGAGGCTTACAGCTTCTTGCTCAACCGGCTCCATGTTTGCAATTTTCGTAGTTAGCCAGCGATTTTTCTGTTCAAGATTACTGTTTCTAGTGTGCAATCGTTTATTGCGATCTTCCATCTTTGCTATCTCGGCGCGCAGTCCGGCACTAACCCCGCGCTCATAGTTAAGCGCTGCAAAGCATTCATCTATTGTTAGTTCGTTCATGGTTCACCTATTTGATCAGTAGTGCGCGCTTGCCTTCGACAAGTTCAATATCAACCTTACCAGCTTTGGCGGCACTCAGAAGCGCGACTTTATCCAGCGATTTTGACTCAGGAATAACCTTGAAATATTCGGCAGGCAATTCGCCTTCGTTTATGTCGTTTGGCAGCTTAAGACTGGCTTTTTTCAGCGTTAGGCTAAAAATCCCTAAATCCAGCTTATCGTGATGAGTGACTTCCATATTGTGGCGTAGGTATTCTTCTATGCGCTCAATAGCGGCATTCTGTGCGCGCTCTAGCTTGCCTAGGCGCTCTTTCTCGGCCTTAATAGCTGATAGTCGCATTTCAAGCTCGCGTTGCATCATGACGCAATTACGAGCCTTATCGTTGAAGTCTGCTTCAATGCTTTCTAGCGTGTCTGCGAATGACTGCGCGTCAATTAGTTCATCGTCAAACAAGGATTGCAGGCTTCTGAATTGTTCGCTAATTTCGTAAAGTTTCATTATTTTTCACCTGCTAGGTTTTTAAGAATTTTCATTACTTTCGGATAGTCTTTAGCATATATCTGTTCAGCCGATTGATAACCGCCTTGCGCAACGAATTCAGCCTCGTTCATGTTTGTTTTAGCCAGATACTCGCGCACAGTTGCAACTTGCTCAGAAGTAATTACAGCCTCTTGCAATGGTGCTTGTGCTGCTTTTGCCGGAGTCTTTGAGCCAATGCTTGCGTTAGCATCATCATCCTCTTGGGCAACGCCTGCAAACGCGGCTAGAGAGTAGCGGCGAAGATAAGTAATAGCAGAGCCAACACCTTGCGCATCTTGCTTAGTGATTGGGCTAGATGCTGTCTCGCTGATCCACTCGCCGGACTCGTGCATCAAAACGGTTTCAACCATTACCACGCCATCGGCAAAGCTTGGCATTTGCACAAAGCTCAATCCATTAGCTGAGAATACTGGACGCACAGTGTTTAACACCTCTGCAAGATCAGCGTACTTGCTTTTAAAGTGCGGGTTGATACTTGCTTTGCTGGCGTTCTCAACTTCGCCCTGTGCCATTGCTAGAGCCTTTGCGAGACTAGCAATTGATTCTGACTTATTCATTAATTAAACCCCTGTGACAATTGCTGCTCTTTGGCGTATTGGTCGCCGTATCCTTCGTAATACTCATCTGACATTCCGTTTTGCGGGATTTTGTTATTCATGCAATCCAAAACCCCTTGCTGATAATCTGTCATCTCTCACCCCACAATAATAGAAGCCAATACATGCGCCTGTGATTTAATTAATTGATTTACACCGCCGCAAAATTCGCCACGGTTGTACGCCGCCATAAAGTCGTAATCTGTATCTACAAAAGCCGCAAACTCTTCGAAATCATTTGCTAGCCTTTCTGCCAATGTATACACCCGCCCGTTTTCGCGTATCTCTAGCCCTTGCAAAAGCATCTTCACGTACAGCTTCCATTTGTAGTGCTCTAGATCATAAGCAGCGCGCTCTTGGGCTGATGTTTGTCTATCGTTGTTTATCTCTGCAATTCTTACTGCGCATTCCATTTTGTATTCCCTCGGTTGGTTTCGACAAATTCAGATTAACACCAAAAACCAAAAAAACAATAGGTAAAATAAAATATATTTTTAATAAAATGATATTGATTTATGTAATCCAATGCGCTAGAGTTCAATCTCAATACAGCGAGGGCGTTAAATGAAATCAAGATGCACTAAAGAGGAATTGCTAAAACACATTCGAGCACAGATACGGCGCGAATATGAAAGCCAAGTTGAGGCTGCTAATGATATGAATCAGTCTCCACCATATTTAAATATGGCTTTAAATGGAAAGCTGAAGGAAATACCAGGCTGGCTAATTGAGCGGTTCGGCTACAGAAAAACGGTTGTTTATGAGCGGGTTAAGTAACGACGCCTTTTAACTCGGCGTTTAACTAATGAAAATTTAACCGACTTACAAGCCGTCCTTTTTGAACAACTTGTTACATTTACTTTTTGCCGATGGGGGCGATATGAATTTATTGAAAGAAACAAAAGAGCTTTTGGAGGAAAAAGGGAAGACCATATTTGACGTTTTATGGATTGGAACCAAAGACGCTGTTTGGGATGTTGATATTCAACAGTTATTTAATGTTGATTACGATGATGGATTTGGAGTCCAAGAAATACCCGACGAGCTTATTGTTGTGGGCGAGGATTGGTGGCTAGAGCGCCATGAGTACGATGGTTCTGAGTGGTGGGAATTTAATACAATGCCAGTTAAGCCAACCGCTATTAAGCAAGGCGCTAATTTATTGCAGCGCTGGTAGTGAATGTAACGCCCATGTACAGCCGCGCCAACGCCGTACTAATTAAAAACCACGGCCTATGCAGCGTCGGTGCTGCTACGCCTTGTTATGACCAATTACCGGAGTGAGATATGGATACAAGACAATTTATAGAAACCCTTTGCGAAGACGGTTTTGACAACAATTCCATTATTGATTTTGTAAATACAAAGCAGGCGAGAATTGACGAGCTTGAATATGCGCTAAGTGTTTGCATGTGTGTACACGATGACGCTGAAAATATGACAGGCGCACAGCGTCACGCATTGGCGATGAAGGTTTTAGACTGCTAGTCATAACGCCAAGTTCAGCCCGTGGCGGGGAGTAGAGATTAAATGGCCGATTCTAGCACCATCGGCTGCAACTTTTTGTTATGTGCAACTGTGCTTGCGAGGATTTAGAAATGTGGTGCTGTTACTTCAAAGATGGAGAGCTGATAGTTTCAAGCTTGCGCGGAACACAGAAAGGAAGCCAAACTGCAGTTGTTAAAAAGCTAGGCTTTCAAAGCTGGAAGAATGCGAAAGATCACGGGATAAGATGTTACGAGGTTGAAGTAAAAAAGTGTTGATGCGACACACATAACACCCATGTTCAGCGGCGGCGTTTTACAAATTGAGCAGTGCGTGACTCTAACACCGTCCGTGCTGGAACTCCTTGTTATGACCAATCAATCGAAGCGAGGTAGTGGTATGCGAGTTTCAGTCAGGCAAGAAAAAGATGGCTGCTGGTATGTGATAGACGAAAAAGGCGTGCGCTATTCTCAGTGTGGCCGATGGTCAACAGCAGAGCTTGCGCAAGAGGAAGCTAGAAAATTCTTGAACTCACTAGGTTATAAGAACTGTGAGCCACAGTCATAACGCCCATGTTCAGCGGTGCCCTTGGGGATAGAAATTAAATACGCAACGCTAGCAGCATCCGCGTTGTAACTGCTTGTTATGTGAGGTGACGAAGTGGAATTTTGGAAGGATATTACAGGCTTTGAAGGCTTTTATAAGGTTTCAAATACAGGGAAAGTTTCGTCTTGCGATAGACAAAAAGAACAGCACGGAAGAAAAAGAACGGGCCGCGAATTAAGGCTGGAACAAAACAAAGCAGGCCAAGAGAGCGTATGCCTAATGGCTTATGGAGAAAAGAAAAAGGTTCTGGTGTCAAGAATTGTGGCGTCTGAATTTATTAGACCTTTGAAAAAAGGTGAATCTGTATTTCATTTAGATTTAGTAAAATTCAACAATAATGTAGATAATTTAATTATTTTGAAGAGTGGTAAAGATGTTATGGAGCTTGTAAATAAATCTCTTTGCGATGGCTTTGAGAAAATAAGCAGGGATCAAATAACTGTTGAGAAAGTTAAGGAGTATTTATTTTATTTAGATGGCGATCTCTATTTTAAAAAGAGAACCGCATTAACGGTAAAGGTTGGTGAAAAATCAGGTTTTGCGCAAGAGGGGCACTGGAAAATACATTTGTGCGGTGAGACTTATATGAGAAATTGGCTTATATATTTTTTACACACGGGCGAGCGCAATGATTATGTCTTGCCTAAAAACGGTGATTTTATGGATGGAAGGGTTGAAAATTTATATTCGGTAAGCGCAAGCGAATATGCGAAAATCACAGACAGGGTGCAAAACATTCACACATAACGCCCATGTTCAGCGGCAGGATTTAAGGCGAATTTTTATGGAATACTTTGCGAAGCAAACCATAAAAAGGCGACTTAAAGACTGTCCAACGTAGCGCAGCGGAGTGGTGCTGCAACGACTTGTTACAAATGTTTTACAGCAAAAAACTTAGACAAAAACGGCTTTTAATTTTTTAACTTTAATACAAAGAGGTTTTCTATGAATTTAACAGACAGAACTAAGCTCGTCCTTGAACTAATGAAAGTAAAGCCTTCGCTAACAGCTGAGAAAGCTGCCGAAGAAATTATTTTGATTCAGAAATTGCTTGTGAAGCAGGGGTTCCTTGCACGACTTTTAAGCAAGCTTCATACAGCTTAAGTCTTTCTAAGTTGGTGCCATTGCCATAATCACAGTTACGGTACAGCTTGTAAGCGACTTCTTCTTTTGAGTTAATTTCAAGATTTGCATCTGACATTGGTACTTCTCCTTTGGTGATGTGCTAATTGCACTGACTTTGTAACGCTTAGCGCAAATGCGCGCTGGGAGTAAGAGTTAAAAACCGATATTTAAACCGCGTCATTTTGACGCTACTTGTTACATTTACTTTTAACTACAAGGCGTTTACTAAAATGGCAGAACAAACAGAAGTAATCATTCGGGCAAACTCAACTATAAAATTGAAAACTCCAAGCGGAATGACTAGCACTTGGACTTACGTAAAAGGCACAACGGCAAAGGCTATGCTGGACGATATTGCGCGCTCACTTGGCTACGAAGTTGTGCCGAAAGTTAAAAGCCAGTGAATGTAACAGCGGAATCAAAGGGCCACCCATTAAAACTCCGACATTTAGACGACAAGCATCATTGATTTTATTTGAGTTTTTCAGTGTGTTTGTAGTTTTACGGCCTAGGCCGCAATTCCACAAAATCAGCACCAATACGGTGCTTTGAACTAAATAGGTGCAGAATGACCGACTTATGCAAACGATTAAGCGAGGCTACTGATTTACGTTTTCGCGTTGACGATGACACTTGCGAGCCTGCTGCTAGCGGTGCGGCTTTATATTACTGGCTAACTAGCTACAAAGATGGCTATCACCTTGTGGCTAATTCGATATATGACGAAGTGTTTGATGGCCATGTGGGGGGTGAATCTGATTTGATCGCGAAGATCAACGAGTTAGAAAACGAATTCCGTCATGTATAGAAAATCGCAAAATCTATACATGAGGCTAATGTCATGTATAAAAATATTAATTTTTTAAACATGTTGCACTTGGTTTATGTGGTGCTATAATAAAAGCGCGGTAAGTCACCTTTGAGGTTATCCGCAACCAGTGTGAGAGCTGGGGTAAACACAAATTAAATCGGGTCGTTAAGACTGCTTGAAGATTTACAGTGTATTTGTGCGCTGTTTATCACTCTCACCAAGCAGCCTTAACGGCCTTTTTTATTGGATTGAATTTATGAAATACCCATGCAAAACCGAAGAACAAAAACAGCGCTGCCAAGAGCTACAAGAAAAGGCAAACAGGCTAGCAAATAATATCAAGTATGCCAAAAACAAAAAGCTTGCTGTTAGATCATTCTTGCAATGCCTTTACCTGAGTATTTAGCCATGGATAGACCAGACGTATTCATGCCGCTTTATATTGGCGACTACCTCGCGGGAACCTCTAGGCTGACTACAGAGCTTCATGGTGCATACATGTTGCTGATAATGGACTATTGGATGAATGGCGCTTTGCCTGATGACAACAATGCGTTAGCTTCAATAGCCCGCATGAATTTGGATGCTTGGAGCATAGCTAGAGCAGTGCTTGAGAAATACTTTAGCATTGCCGATGGGGTTTGGATTCACAAAAGAATTGAAGAAGAATTGCAAAAAGCTGTTGAAAAGAAGTCAAAAGCCAAAGAAAAGGCAGAAAAAGCAGCTAAAGCAAGATGGGGAAATGCTCCAAGCATACCGCAAGCAATGCTTAAGGAATGCCCTTCACCTTCACCTTCACCTTCACATAAAGAATTAAAAGATATTGTTCCTACGGAACGCGAAGCTGTGCCAGTTCAAGAAATAATTAACTTGTTCAACCAGTCTTTTGAAACTTTGCCAGAAGTAAAAATTCTAAGCGATAAGCGCAGAGCTGCAGTGAGAAAGCGCTGGCTTGAAAACAAGGGAATGCAAACAGTTGAGAGATGGGGAGAGTTTTTTGAATGGGTAAAAAAATCAGACTTTTTGATGGGTAGGTCTGAAAAGGCGTTTAGCATGACTTTTGACTGGATGTTCAACGCCACCAACTTTATAAAAATTTACGAAGGGAACTACCACAAATGAGATTTTCGATAGAGGCAGAACAATCAGTCATAGGCGCATTGCTGCTAGACCCTGCAAAACTGGATGACGTTTTAGAAATAACCGCCGATGCAGATTTTTACGGTGCAGCTAATCGCGCAATATTTAAAACAATCGTTTCTGTTTGCCAAGCTGGAAAAGCTGCAGATGTGATAACGGTGGCTGATGCAATGAGTGACGCAGGTACGCTAGATCACGCTGGCGGCGTTGGTTATTTGGTTGAGATAGCCAATAACACACCAAGCGCCGCGAATGTTAAATCTTACGCCTCAATCGTTGCTGAGAGAGCCATAGAGCGCCGCATAACCGAGGCAGGGCAACGAATAGCCGAGATTGGCGATGATGATGCCATTGACGTTGATAGCAAGCTGGATTCGCTTCACGGAGAAATTGCAGGGATAGAGCGCAGGGATAGTGTTGAGCATATAACTTTTGACCAACTGATTAAATCACGAATTCTCACGCTAGACGGTAAATTCAACGGCACGCACCCTAGAGGCATGGAAACAGGGTTTAAAGCGCTGGATGAGCGATATGGCGGCATAGGCAATACCGCGCTTTGGGTTTTGGCCGCGCGACCAGCACAAGGGAAAACGGCGCTAGCTATGAATATCGCTTACAACATAGCAAGGCAAGGGAAAGAGGTTTTAATTTTTAGCATGGAGATGGGGAAAGAGGAGCTTGGCGACCGACTAATGGCAAGCGCCAGCGGAGTAAACTCTAAAAAGATTCGCAGCGGAGAGCTAGAGGGTCAAGACTGGAATTCATTGTCCGCAGGCGTTTTGAAGCTTCGGCCGCTAAAAATTCACATTGTTGATATTCCGGCAATCGATATACACCGAGCCAAGGCCATTGCGCGCAAGTTCAAGCGTCACGGTGAAATAGGGCTAATCGTTATCGACTATCTGCAGCTTATGACTGACAGCAAAGCCAAGAGCCGATTCGATGAGGTTTCAAGCGTAAGCCGTGAGCTTAAAGTGTTAGCCAAGATGATAGGGTGCCCAGTGCTTGCCTTATCTCAGCTTAACCGCAGCGTTGAGACAAGGCCAAACAAGCGCCCACAAATGGCAGACTTGAGGGAGAGTGGCCAGATAGAGCAGGACGCAGACATAATCAGTTTTATTTACCGCGATGATTATTACTTACCTGACAGCCCAAACAAAAACACGGCTGAGATAATTACAGCAAAGTTTCGAGAGGGAGAAGTGGGGGTGGATATTTTAGGAACACAACTGCAGTTCAGCAGATTTATTGACTTCGACCCTTCAAGCTACATTTACAACTGGGAAGATAAAAAAACTAACGGATCAAGAGCTCGTGGCGGTTTTGATTCTTAACGTTTCACCAATCGCTGCAAGAAGCGGCAAAGACTAAATAGGGGATTAACATGCAATCAAAAAAAGGAAGCGCCATAGAATCGGCTATAAATATCGCTATTGGGTTTGGTGTGGCTTTGGGTAGTCAGTTGGTAATATTCCCGCTCTACGGCGTTCATGTACCGATTGAGACTGATTTGGCAATAACCTGCTGGTTCACATTAATAAGTTTTGCGCGCAGTTATTTTATTCGCAGGATATTTAATGGTCTAAGCGTAAAGATTTGCAATGATTCTACTAAACAATAAGGCGGTAACAGATAATGAAACAACTAAGCACTTTCAGCGATAAGGAGAATTACTGGATTACGTTCATAGGACTTAGAAAGCAAATAGGGATATTGGATAAATCACTTGCCATTGAGCTAGGAATAAGCACAAGGGCATTAACTGAGCGAGTATGTGGAAGGGCTGAGATTAAGCGCGAAACATTGCTGGCTATGGAATATTTAATATTAAAAAAGGCACAGATATGACTTTAACAACTGATATGTTCAAAAATGAAGGCGCTATTGAATTTGAAAATGTTGCTAGCGTGATTGGATCAGGCTATGAAAATGATGTTGCTGTACTGGCTATCGAAGACAAAATAGCTTACCGCGCAGCCCGTAAAAATATGCAAATACACTCTGCAATTATTTTAAAAGTGATGGGGGTGGTTTCTGGTTTCTTTACTTATCAAATTAACCATGACGCGCGTGAGTTTTGTTTGTTGCAATCAACTATTCGACCAGAAGTGTTTGATTTTGATTTGTACAAGGCAATGGTACAAAAGATTATCGAAAACAACACCTACGGCTATCCAATGTTTATTACCACAAACCCAAAAAGTAAATTTGAAACGCCAAAGTTATTTGAAAGCATTGGGTTTACAACGTACCTAGAAATGTCTGGTTATGCCTACATGGTTTACGGAGATATGGGCGATGCGCGGTTAAAGTATTTGGCACATATAACAATGTGTAATGTATGGAATTCAATTAGCGGGAAATGGTTAAAGGTTAAGCGCGAATGGAACGAAAAAATTGAAGCTGCTGGCGCTAAGCATAATATTCCTAATCCTAAATTTGCCTCGCGTGATGGATGCTGGCAGGGAACAAATGGTTATTCTAATGTAGTTCTTGGGTCTCATGAAATAAATGAAGACGGCGAAGTAGTACACAAGGTAGGAAAATCATTCAATGGTAATGCCTCTGTGCTTGACCCTGTCGCATGCGAAGTAATCTTGCGGTTCTTTATGCCTACTGACGGTAGCTTTGTTTACAACCCGTTTGGCGGCGGCGTACAAATGGGGTTTGTGACTGGAGACTATGGATACAAATATATTTCTAGCGAAATTAGACAAAATCAGTGTGATGCTAATAACGCAATATGCCAAGACTTGAAAGGTAGCGCAAAGTGGATTAAAAGCGATAGCTCTGAATACGTGCCAGACGAGCGACCAGATTTGGTTTTCACGTGCCCTCCATACTATAAAGTTGAAGAATATCTTGATTATGACGGCAATCCTCCAGAGGGCGAGCTTAACTCATTTCCAACTTATCAAGAGTTTAGAGATACGCTTTTCAAAGGGTACAAAAAAGCAATTGACGCGCTAAAAGATGATAGTTTTTTTGTTGTGATGACTGGTGATAGTCGTGATAAAAATGGCGCTTATTATTGCTGTGAGTCAGAACATGAATTGTTTTTCCGTGACAATGGGTTACACGTTTACAATAAAATTGTTTATTTAGAGTGTGAATTTACCCGATTAGCCCATGCAAAAAAGACTTTAAACTATCGCAAGTTTCCAAAGCGTGAACAAAAAATTATTGTCGCTTACAAAGGTGATATGTCAAAGATTAAAGACCGTTTCCCAACTGTAGGGCGTTTATAAAATGGGTGCTTATGGTCATCAAATAACACTGAGTAAAAACTCTCGTGGCATTTATAGTATTGACCCGATAATGGGCTGCGAAAGCGGCCTGTTACGAAATCCTAAAGGCTGTTACGGCGAGTGCTACGCTGCATCATATGCAAAGCGCTACGGGTATGACTTTGGTAAAAATGTTAGGCGTTATTTTGATAGTGATAGCCATGCTGCAATGATTCGCAGAAAGATAAACCGTATAGAAATGCCTTTTGTTCGCATGGGCACTAGCGGCGATCCTTCTGAGGATTGGGAGCATACTCTTTATGTTTTGAGCAAGCTGTACGGTATAACCAAGGAAGTAGTTATTATTACAAAGCACTGGTACAACTTAACTGATACGCAGTTGCAAACATTATCGGCGTACAACGTGTGTATAAATACTTCAGTATCAGCCCTTGATTATCCCGACACGTTAGAAAATGCGCTTGAACAATACGAAAGGGTAAAGCCTTATTGTAAAAGCGTTTTGAGGGTAGTTAGTTGTGAGTTTAATTTGGAAAATAAAGAGGCTAAAAGATTAAACGATATACAAGAAAAACTATTATCGGTTGAGGGTTATATTGATACTGTATTGAGAATATCGAAATCTAATGAGTTGGTATCAAATGGTATAGTAAAAATAAATGACTTGAAGTTTTTAGGAAAAAAAATTACTGCAAGCAAAAGAAATAAAAGCACTTATTTTGGTAAGTGCGCAAGCTGTAAAGAAATGTGTGGCTTAAATACTGGCGATAAAATAGAGCACAAGTTTAAGCCGAATCCTAAGCAATATGAACTTATAAAAACAAAAGCCATTCGATAGTAAAGAAATGTTAAACCAAGTTACAAACTATAAATAAAGAACGATAATAGGAGCTAATCATGTACGTAGATTTAAATACACAGTTCAAAATTAGAAACAAGGTAACAGGCGAGATTAAGACCGCATACCAAGGCCACAAGTTGTGGTTAATCGTAGATGAGAAAGGGGTTGAGATAATGGCAGATTGGGAAGTATGCGAAGATGTAGGCGTGTTCAAATCAATCACAGCGCTTTCGTCTATATTTTTTATTGCAGGGTTCATTTACTGGGTTTGTTTTTCTGAGTCGTTTTATTTGCGAGTTTTAAGTTTATGTGATGTTTGTAGTTAACGCCGTTATAAACGGTGCGCAGTACGAAAATTAATAATGCGGTGTTCTATCCGCATCCGTTTGATGACTTTGTTACACAAAACTAAACTTGGAGATTTACTATGTTTGCTTTAATTGAAACTAACAACGCCACCCACATTGCTATTAATATTCCGCTTGATGGCGCAGATAAAACCTTACCAGCTCTTGCTGCAATGCTTGAGAATAACGCTGTATTTATCCGCAAGGACTATTCAAGCTGCCAAAGTGTTACACCAAAAATGAGTTTTATTTTAGGCGATAAAGTTCCTTTTGACACCTACGAAACGGAACTTGTAATTCAAAAATCAAGTTGCGCAATAGGTGAAGATTTTGTAGTTGAGTCACCCGATGTGATTGTCAGTAACGCAAAAGGTCTAAAAAGCAAAAGCGAACAAATTACAAAACAGAACACGGAGATTGCATTTTTAAAATCAGAGCTAGAAACACTCAAGGCTAAAATTGCAGAATTAAGCCAAGACACTGCGCCTGTGTAACGCCGTTATAAACGGTGCCAGTACGAAAATTAATAGTGCGGTGTTCTAGCCGCATCCGTTTGATAACCTTGTTAAGTTTGGTGGCTACTTGTGAATATGTTTAACGAACACCCTGATTGGGTTGGTATGCCTGAATTTGTGCAGGAAAAGAAATATCCTTACAAAACCCTGATTGTTAGGTTTGAAACAGAGCAAGACTATAATGATTTTGCACAATTGATAGGGCAAAAACTAACAAGTAAGACAAAAAGCATATGGCACCCGTTTAAGTCGCATTGTGGATTAGAAAAAAAGGTGTACAAAAATGCCGACTAGATACCCCGTGTATATTGTTTCAAAAGGTAGGTATAAAAACGGACTTACCACAAAAGCGCTTGATGTAATGGGTGTTAAGCACTTTATAGTTTGTGAAGAATTTGAAGCTGATTTATACCGCGAACACACGAGCGCTGAAATACTGGTTTTACCGCAAGAGTATTTAGATTCTTATGATACGTGTGACGATTTTGGAAAAGAAAAAAGCAAAGGCCCAGGGGCTGCTAGGAATTTTTGCATAGACCATAGCGCACAATTCAAGCGCCATTGGGTTATGGATGATAATTTAGATGCGTTCCATTACCTAAACAGAAACGAAAAATTCGAGGTTGAGTGTGACGGGACGCTGAGGGCCGCTGAAGATTTTGTAGATAGGTATTCAAATGTTCCGGTGGCAGGTTTTAATTATTATTCATTCTGCAAAAAGACAGATAAGTTGCCGCCGTTTATTTGTAATACAAGAATATATTCATGCCTTCTTATTGAAAATGGCGCTGGCTATAGGTGGCGAGGTAGATACAATGAAGATACAGACCTAAGCTTGCGAATACTAAAAGACGGACTCTGTACAATACAGTTTAATGCGTTTTTGTGCGGGAAGGTTACAACGCAGCGAATGAGCGGCGGTAATACGAAAGAGTTTTATGATGACGAAGGCACATTGCCAAAATCCGAAATGCTTGCAAAGTTGCACCCAGACGTTGCGAAAGTTGTGTTTAAGTTTGGGCGATGGCACCACCATGTAGATTACAAACCATTCAAAAAAAATAGACTTGTTTTGGCGGATAAAGATAAGGTTTATTCTGGTACTGACAACTACGGTATGCGATTGGTTTCAACTTAACAGTTTATTCAACTGGTTGACCCGCGAAACTACGACATTTTGACGACAGGCTTCATTGATTTTATTGAAGTTTTTCGGTGTGTTTGTAGTTTTAATGGGTAGGCCGCATTTCCACAAAAATTGAACCAAAATCGTGCAAAGCACAAAAGAGGTGCAAATTGACAAATAAACAACTAAAGCCGCGTGATGTATTCGAATGTGAATATATTCACTGGCACATGGCGCAGGACGTTTACGCTGATGCAAAGTCAAGCTTGGAGTCATTGCGCAATGGGTTGACGTATGACGATGATGGAGTGCATCGAGCGTTTAATAATTGGATAATGGGGGTTGATATTTCTCAAGAGCAAGGCAAACACAATAGAATTGGCGACATACACATAGGCGGCGAGATGCTGCCAGAGTTTGAATCATGAGCGAGCATGTAAAAGTAATAGACGGTTTAGTAAGTATCAAACCTGTGCTTGACTGGGCATATCAGCTAATCACTAAGGGGTTGGCTGGGGGAGCTGTAGAAGTTGCAATTAGACGGCATGAAGAAGGTCGTAGCAACGAAC